TTAAATGAAAAAAGTTTATGTAAGTTGGTCTGACGTACAAAGACAAACACAAGAGATCATAAGACAGATGTACCTCGATGAGTGGCGTCCTGATTATATCGTGGGTATCACTCGTGGCGGACTCGTGCCGGCCAACTTGATCAGTCAATATCTTGACTGCACTATGTATGCTCTCCAAGTGAGATTGAGAGAAGGTGCCGGCGACGAAGAATGTGAAAGCAATCTATGGATGGCTGAAGATGCATTTGGACACGAAGTATATGACCCAATGTGCTCCGGGGATGGTAGAAAAAACATTCTCATAGTGGATGACATCAACGATTCAGGCGCTACCATAAACTGGATACGTCAAGACTGGCAACAAAGTTGCTTCCCCAATAATGAACGATGGGCTGAGATCTGGGGTCACAACGTTCGCATCGCCACACTGTACGACAACGAAACCAGTGCCGCTGAGATCTATGTGAACTACACAGCCGAAACAGTAAACAAACACAATGATCCGCAATGGATTGTATTTCCCTGGGAAGAGTGGTGGAAGAAATGGCATCCCAATGAACAACATATCAAGACCTGATGTAGTGCTAGTGATGGTTCATGTTTGGGAAGATGACCCATCCTTAAAAGAAATCAAGTGGACCGAGCATGCACGTCGTTGTGCCTTGGGTGCTAATCAAACACCCTGGATCAAGATTTGGCAATTTGATTTTGTAAACACCGCATGGTATCAACAACATCAGCGATCAGATCACATATCGCCTGGGTGGAATGCCTATTCGCAAGTCAATGACAATGGTATGATACCACATCGAAATATTTTGATCACAGATAGAGATTGGATCACAACCGGCGATCAACAAACTAAAATGATCATAGACTATTTAAATCCACGCATAGTGCTGTTTGGTGGTTTGCACAAGGATCTTTGTGTTCGTGGTGTGTTATTAAATATCAAAGACGCCAACAGAGAATATGTGGAAAGCGATTTACTCTCATACACTTGGAAAGATACATTAAGGAAGGTAGAAGACTATGATCCAACCTTTAAGAGATGACCTCATGGTGCAACAGCAGTTACCTGCTGGCATACGACCTATTTCACGACGTCATCTAAACATGATTGGTGCATGGCAACACATGGTGGCAGTGATCATGCTAAACCAAACTGGTCGCAAGCCTGTAAAAACCGTATTTCCTGTATTCATGCATCATTGGTCCACACCATTGAGCTTTCACAGGGCTACCGAACAAGAAGTCAAAGATGTGATCTGGCCCTTGGGCATGGTTAATGTTCGGTACAAAAGATTAAAAGGCATGACCAAGGACTTCTTGGTCTGGGACGGCAATGATGCTACAATGTTATATGGCATAGGCAAATATGGTTCTGACAGTTATGAAATCTTTTTCAAAAACAATTATGCTGTAGAGCCCACAGACAAAGAATTAAAAAGGTATCTAGATGAAGAAGTATTCGTTTCATGGTGTAGGTGGAGAAGTAGTAAAAGACACCGAAGTTTATTTGCTCCGGGACAATCACGATCTAAATAATCTTGTGTTGAGTTCTACCAAACTATACGGAAAACAACAAACACGCGGGCACAGGCATCCTGGTCAGGAGGAAGTGTACTTTTTTGTTGTGGGGGGCGGTAGGGTGATTGTAGGGGATGAAGACAGCGAACCATTCGGGGGGATAGGTGGCGATATTGTGCTCATACCAGATGGTGCATTCCATAAAGTAATCAACGATGGAGAAAGTGATTTAGTCTTCAATTGCGTGTTTCAAGGAAAGAGAAGCCACTGATGTTTAGGAAGGTGTGGCGTTTGTGGGCAAAAAGTTTGGGCGAAAAAGCAGGCATAAATCGGCAAGAAGCTGATCGTATTGCTTGCATTAGAACCGTGATTGTGTTAACATACATAATCACTAACATTTTTATTATAGCAGGCGTTATAAGGCATTGGTAAATGGAAAAAATCACATACACAGAAATATTTTATAGTTTACAAGGCGAAGGCAAATGGGCTGGAGTGCCCAGTGTGTTCTTCCGCACATATGGTTGTAACTTCCGTTGCAAGAAGTTTGGACGACCTAGAGATGAAGTCATTGATGGGCACAATCCAGAAGTAGTGGAGATTATCAAGAACATTGACCGGTACAACAAGTTTGAAGACTTGCCCTTGGTGACATCTGGTTGCGATACCTATGCATCAATCTATCCTGAATTCAAACGATTCAATGATCAGGATCCTGTGGATATCATTGCCAACAAGATGCATGCTATCATCCCCAACAACCGCTGGGATCAAGGCACAGGCGATGCAGTACATCTTGTGATCACAGGCGGAGAGCCGCTGTTGGGCTATCAACAACTGTATCCTGAGATGTTGGAGTATTGTCGTAGATCTGGTCTGCGCGATCTCACATTTGAGACCAATGGTAGCCAAGAACTGTATCCAGAAGTTCGTGAGTACTTGTTTGAAGAGTTCACACGTCATGGACGTGACTACGATCGACTCACATTCTCTGTGAGTCCTAAACTGCCTTGTTCAGGTGAAAAGTGGGAAAACGCAATCAATCCCAAAGTGGTCAAGAGCTATGAAATGATTGGGTACACTTATCTCAAGTTTGTTGTGGCCACACGTGAAGACGTTGCTGATGCAGAACGTGCTGTGGAAGAATATAGACAAGCTGGCTTTGGTGGCCCTGTGTATTTGATGCCTGTGGGCGGTGTTCCGCAAGTCTACAACTTGAACACACAAGAAGTAGCTAAATTAGCTCTAGAACGTGGCTGGCGGTACAGCCCACGACTACAGGTAGATATTTGGCGCAATGCCTGGGGCACCTGATTGGAAAACAACAGGGCCAAAGGTCAGAACAGTTTTGATATCGCCACCGGCAATGTAGTAGTTGAGTTTTTTAACAGAAACATAACTCCTTATCCTACAGAAGCTGGTGGGCCTAAGTTTGATCTCATACCTGTTGAAAAACAAAAAGACATCATGGTCAATGTGGCCAGGATGCATGCCCAACAAGAATACGATCGTATTCTAGAGTTGGTTACTGTATTACAACGTCAGGCCGCAGGTATCAAACGACGGCTGGATATCACAGACATGGTACACAGTGCCTACTATCAGTTTCAAACCTATCATGGCCAGCCTTACTGGTTGGCACAAGACATGAAGCATGATAGGATTATACTCACACATCTTGGCCCCAGTGACTGGGCAACTGCGGCGCCAGATCACTATCAATACATAGCTAGAGTCAAATGGATGGGCGACTATACCTGGTGTGAAATAGATGAACACGGAAATATCATAGAATGACAGTGATGTTCAACGGATGCAGTTTTGTAGAACAAAGCCATCTTGAGGTAGAAAGTGAGCAGTGGCAGCACCAGTATTGGCCTGCGTTGTTGTTTGATTCTCACGATAATATATCAGCATCAGGTGCATCAAACACACGAATCTTTCGTACCACCATTGACTATCTTTATACACATTCTCCTGATGTTGTTGTCATTGGGTGGACTGGTCTAGATCGAGAGGAATTACCTTGCGCCAACGGAGATCGTATGCGTTTGCGAGTTGACTGTACTAGTTTTGAGAATGATCAAGATTCTATTTCTCGTGAGGTACACCGGACCTGGTACATGGAAAATCACAACGAATGGTTGAGTTTTGAACAGTTGGTGAGACAGATTTTAATAGTGCAGGATCTATGCCGTATGCGCAATATTACCTGCTGGATGTTCAATGCGTTCCATCACAACTATATCGCTTACCCTGGACAACCTTTGCAACATAATTTCAATGTAAAAAACGAAAAATGGTTCCACAAAAGATTAGATGACCTTGATCAGATCAAGCAGTTGATATCACAGATAGATCTAGATCGTTGGATCTGGCCTCCCAAGACCACATTGGCCCAATGGGCTCACAATCAAGGATTGGAATTTGAAGCTGGAGGGCATCCTGCCCTGTCAGCACAGCCAGTGATCGCTAATTTTATAATGAGTCGTATCAATGAGTAAAGTTTATGTAGAACCGCCCGACCGTGCCAAGATAGTGTACGAAATAGAAGAGCCCGACGGTGGCTGGCGCAGGATATTCACTGACGAAGATCGACGCAAACTGCGTCCCATAGCAGAAACTCTGGCCATGATGGATGGCAATGCGTTCTTTGGTATTGATCCTGATCATTATGAAAGTTATCTCACTGAAGCTGACGCTGTGTATCGCAACAATGGCGGCGATGATGGATGGGCATCGACCGCAAGCTGGATACAGGATCTAAAAACCATACAAGAAGATCCCACACTGAAGGACGCATACGATAAATTACAAGTGTTACTGGAACTCAAGAGGAAAGAAAATGGGAATATTTGATCTGTTTAAAAGAAAAGAAAAAGTTAGCAAACCGGTGGATTCTAACGAAAAGGTTAGTGAAGGTATAAAAAAGTCTGCAGAACCCCCAAAAAGTAAGAAAAAGTCAGACAAAGACGTGGCCACAGAAAAGGGCGAGCCTTACATTTCCATACTGAGCATGGATGTTGATCCCAATGATATCAACTCGGGTGCGTTTGAGTTTGATTGGAACGAAAAGTTCATTGCCAACCTAGTACGTGCTGGCTATCAAGGTCGTACTGATGCTGACCTGGTAGATCAATGGTTCCAGGCTGTGTGCCGCAACGTTGTACTGGAAACCTTTGAACAATACGAAGCCATGAACAACGACAGTCGATACATGCAAAGTAGAGATCTCGGAGATGGCAGGAGAGAAGTGGGATGAAGTATAAACAGATTTTGGCTTTTGGGGATAGCGTGGTGTTTGGTGACGAGCTCACCGATTCATTTTGCCCCCAACAACAAAATCAGTTGGCTTTTCCTGGAGTGTTGGGAGAACTGTTAGATATCCCTGTGATCAACTGTGCAATGATCGGCGGCAGCAATGTTCGTAGTCTGCGAGTGCTACCCGAGATGTTGTTGGCTTACCCTAACAGCCTGGTATTGTTTTGCTATACATCGTTTGATCGATCTGAATTTTACTTGCCCACTGCTGATCAGAGCATACCCAATGATCAATTTCATGTGCCACTGGGCATAAACTTTACCCATGCCAACGCAGGAAAAGAACATCAATTCTATAATGAGACATATCTCAAATACTTCTGCCATCCGGTGCATGAAAAATTTAACTGGAGAGAATACAATGCGTTATTCACTGTGCAAACTTTTTGCGAACATTATGCCGCAGATTACAGACAGATTTTTCTCTATGGAGACATGATATTCAATCACAGCCTTGAACAATCAGTTATATTGGAACATGTCGATCGAGAGAAAATTATACAGTTTGGAAACTTTCACGATAATCTTGGCAAGGGCAGTGTGTACAGTTGGTTGCGCCAACAACATGCGAACTTTTGCCCTGGCGGGCACCCTGACAAAGATGCGCATCAACAGATAGCAAAACACATACTGGAACACTTATGATATTTAATCACATTCGTAAACTCAAAGAAGATGGCAAAAAGATTGGCATCACATTTTCAACATTTGACATGTTACATGCCGGGCATATCGCCATGCTGGCCGAAGCCAAAAATCATTGCGATTACTTGATTGCTGGCCTACAAACAGACCCTACAATAGATCGTCCTGATACCAAAAATCGTCCGGTGCAGAGCATAGTGGAACGACAGATACAGTTGGCCGCATGCAGATATGTAGACGAAGTGGTGGTATATCAAACAGAACAAGACCTTGTTGACTTGTTGCTGATCTTGCCACTTGACGTTCGTGTGCTGGGTGTAGAATACGAAGACAAAGATTTCACTGGAAAAGAAGAATGCTATCATCGGGGCATTGACATCATATTCAACGGCAGAGATCACTCATTCAGCTCCAGCAGTCTACGTAAACGTGTGGTTGAAGCTGAAACAGTCAAGGCGTTGAAACAATCATAAAACATTATTAGTGCATCTAGGAGCATATTGTATGTAAATACAAGTTGATCCAAAAGAGAGAAGAGTTGCCTAATTTAAAAAATAAAAATGACAAAGAAAAAAATAAGTTTTGTAAACGTTAATTTCCAAATGGGACCAAAATCCTGTAACTCATTCCATTTGCCTTACAGTGTGGGATGTCTGTGGGCGTATGCATCAAGTCATGACTCGATAAAAGAAAAATTTGAACTAGGTCACATTTTCTGGCGAAGAGACCCAGTTGAGCAAGTTGCGGAAATGCTCAAAGACTCTGATGTGGTAGGATTCAGCACATATATTTGGAATAAAAATTACAACGCAGGAGTAGCACGTCGGCTAAAAGAACTCAATCCAAATTGCGTAATCATATTTGGAGGGCCTGAACCTGCCATTACTGATCCAACAATATTTGAGAAGCACCCTTGGATCACTGCTGTGATCAAATCTGAAGGGGAGATCACCTTCAAGAACGTTTTAGAAAATCTTGATAACTTGTATAAGGTTCCTGGCCTGCTGATCAATCAAGATGAAAAAATTGTTGACACAGGCGATGCAGAACGAATATCTGACCTTAGTATACTTCCCAGTCCTTATCTCACAGGACTGTTTGACGAGTTAGTTGCTAGCCATCCTGAAATTGAATGGACTGCTACTTTAGAAACCAATAGAGGTTGTCCTTACCAGTGTACTTTTTGCGATTGGGGGAGCTTGACTTATAGCAAGGTAAAGGTATTTCCTTTGGATCGAGTTTTTGCAGAACTAGAATGGACAGCAAAGAACAAGATAGCATTTGTCAGCCTCGCCGATGCTAATTTTGGAATTTTTCCTGATAGAGATCCATTGATAACCAAAAAATTTGTATCTTCACAGAATGAATTTGGCTTTCCGTATGGCTTTGTAACTAGCTTCGCTAAAAATCAAAAAAAAGAAGTGGTTGACATCATTGAAACTCTTATCAAAGAAAGTAAAAATTACAACACAGGTTTGATGGTTAGTTTACAAACACTAGATGAGCCGACCTTAGACATAATTAAAAGAAAAAATCTTCAATCAAACAAAATAGAAGAAATTTTAGCCATTGCTAGAGAACGGGATTTACCAGTTGGCACAGAACTAATTTTGGGACTGCCTGGAGAGAGCATTAAGTCTTGGTCTCAAAATATCTGGAAACTGCTTGAGTTAAACATGCACGACGGAGTAGACATTTATTTCAGTCAGCTTCTTGAAAACTCAGAAATGAATCTAGTTCAGAAAGAAATCTATGACATAAAAACCACAGAGATCTTTGATTACTTTGGAACTTCCACTGATGAAAATGTAGGGCCGTATGCTGAATCAATCATGGTAACCAAGTCAACTCGAGACCTTCCATTCGAAGACATGATCAGCGCCAGCATATTTAATTGGTTTATTTTTACCTGGCATGTCGGGGGACTGAGTGACATAGCGAGCAGATTTATTAGAAAATACCTAAATATTTCTTATGAACAATTCTATACAGAACTATTTGTTGAATTAGAAAAAGAACTGTGGTATATCAAATTGCGTGATGATCAGATCAACATGCTAACTGACTGGTTTGACAACGGTCGCGCAACTGTGCCTAACGAACTGAATCTCAAAACCTACGGCAACAGTATTATTTTTTACACTCGCCAATTGTTACACGCTATTCCAGAAAGACGAGATCCTTGGTACACGTTTCTGGATAGATACATCAAAAAATACAATCTTGATAGTACACTACACAACGAGCTGATACGTTTACAAAAAGAACAGTTGATAGATATCAAACAAAGAGATCAGTATCCTGTGCAAAGCACGTATCAATATAATCTTTGGCAGTACATTATGAAGGATGTTGACCAGCTTGAATCAGGTACATATAGTCTGGAATACTACTTTCCTGAGAAACCAATGGAAGAAAAAGAGTATATTGAACGGTTATTTTGGAACCGTAAAAGACGATTTGGTCGTGTATGGGTAAACATACTATGATATTATATGTCAACGGTGACAGTCATGCCGCGGCAGCAGAAGCTGTTAACAATCATGCATTTGCTGAAGACGATCCAAAACTAGGACATCTCAAACGATTGCCGCATCCTGATAATTTAGCAGTAAGCTGGGGAACGGTATTGGGCAATCTCTGCAAGGCCGTGTTTGTATGTCAAGCTGAATCAGCATCCAGTAACACACGTATTCTACGCACCACTCGTGACTGGATAGAAAAAAACAGCCATGAGTGGCATCGTACATTTATTATCATTGGGTGGAGCACTTGGGAACGAGAAGAATGGTTGCACAACGGAACATACTATCAAGTTGGATCCAGTGGCATTGACGATGTTCCAGCAGAGTTGCAAGAGAAGTATCGACACTTTGTTATTGGAACCGATTGGGAGTTAAAGACCAAACAAGCACACGATGAAATTTGGGAGCTACACCAAGAACTTTGTGAAAAAGGAATCAAACATTTCTTTTTTAACTGTAACAATGATTTTTCCAAAATAAAAAATCAACAAGATTGGGAACAGTGTTATCTAGACCCCTACAATCCCAAGATGACCTATCACAACTTGTTAACCACTGCTGGGCACAACACAGTATCTCCAACTAGTTGGCATTATAATCAACATGCTCACAGTTGGTGGGCTAGATATCTGTTGAATTATTTGTTAAAAATAAAAATGTTATGATAACTGTTTGTGACCCAACACATTGGTTGAAAGATCATCAATTCAATGTCAATGGGCAGGTACTATCAAATCCACTGGATGCCTGCCGGTATTCTGGCCCTAGAGTACTAATTAACCGATACATTGATCCTTTTGATTATGACTCCAGAGATTACAACATAGTAATCTGGGTAGGACTAGAAAACTTAGAAGTACATCAAAGAACAATCTTGCCTTATCTCTATCCAGGCAATCATCATGTGTTTGTTTCTGACTCTTACATAGAAAAATTAGAAATTATTTGTCACCCAGGATATCTTTACCCCCTGGCCAGCATGCCTGACATGCCTGAGTTACGTCCCAACTATCAAGCCAGATATCTAGTAGATGTGTTGATAGGTCGGGTCAACGCCTGGCACAAAATAAATCGTGCCTGGGTCTATTACGAAATCAAAAAAAGAAATCTTGAATCTTCAGTTATAATGCCGGTTCGACAGGACATTGATGTTGGGCCCATGATCAACACACTGGAAACAATGTGCCCGGACATAGCTGACAATATTAAAAATTCCGCGGCAAGCATTGGCTGTATCAAGACGTCTAGCGGCCACTGTGTTGATTCTTTGGAGGATCCACTGGTCATGCACAAGTTTTTGCAGGGTCTTGACCCGCATGATATTTTTGGATCAGTGTTTGAACACACTGCACAAAAAAATATCCCATTGGGGATATATCAACAATCGGCCTATAGTTTGATCATGCCAGACTGGAATATTCCTATGATCTGCGAAAAAGTATCCAAAGCACTGATCATGGGAAGACCTTTTATAGCAGTTGGTCCGCAAAACTACTTGGCCAATTTGCGCAATTTAGGGTTTCAGACTTTTGATTCAGTGATTGATGAAAGTTATGATTCTGAACCAAATCATTTGATACGGTGGAGCTTGGCCATGGACTCTTTGGAAAAACTGTCTCAACAATCAGTCCAAAGTGTCTACGATAGGTTGAAAAAAAGGTTGAAACACAACCGTAAATTGTCGTATAATAATGTATATTGGATCAATCGATTGAAAACTTGGTTGAATTATAAAATAAAAACACACACAGGAATCGAATGCGCTATCTACTAATTGACACTGCCAACATGTTTTTTCGTGCCAGGCACGTGGCATTTCGCGCTGAGGATCCCTGGGAAAAAGTAGGCTATGCTCTACACATTACTCTTAGTGCTGTAAACAAAGTATTCAATCGCTTTCCTGCTGATCATGTGGTATTTGCACTGGAAGGACGTAGCTGGCGCAAGGACTTTTATACACCTTATAAAAAGAATCGCAGTGATGCCCGTGCCGCACACACAGAGCGAGAAGCTGAAGAAGACAAGCTGTTCTGGGAAACCTTTGACATGTTCAAAGAGTACTTGGAAAAACGCACCAACTGTAGTGTACTGCGTGAACCCAATGCCGAAGCAGATGACATCATTGCTCGCTGGATTGCCTTGCACCCTGCGGACGAACACTATATCATTTCCAGCGACACAGACTTTGTGCAACTCTTGGCAGAAAACGTGCATCAATACAATGGAATCACAGACGAGCTACTCACTGTCAAAGGCATCTTTGATGCCCGGGGCAAGCCAGTGATAGATAAAAAGACCAAGGAACCCAAGGTCATTCCTGACCCAGAATGGTTGTTGTTTGAGAAGTGCATGCGTGGCGACACGTCGGACAATGTATTTTCAGCATTTCCTGGGGTGCGTACCAAGGGCACCAAAAACAAAGTGGGCTTACAAGAAGCCTTTGCTGATCGCAATGCCAAGGGCTACAACTGGAACAACATGATGCTACAACGCTGGACTGATCACAACGGAGAAGAGCACCGTGTGCTAGATGACGATGTACGCAATCGTAGCCTCATTGATTTGACAGCACAGCCCGACACAGTAAAAGCCGCAGTGGACGGCGCTATTTTGGAGCAAATCAGCCACAAAGACGTGGGCCAAGTTGGCAGCCACTTCATGAAATTCTGCGGTAAATACGAACTAAACCGCGCAAGCGAAAACGCCGAACAATTTGGGCGTTGGCTTAATAAAACGTACCAAGGAGTGTTGAATAAATGATTCTAGCTAAACCCGTAGTAGCAAACAAATATTGGATCCTCAAAGAAAATGATGCAAAAATAGGATCTGTTGAAGTGACCAACAATGGTTCATTCTCTGTTCGTATGTACAACGACCAGCAAGAATTCAAAACTATCAAGACCATAAAGAACAAAACACAGATCTTTTTTGAAGATCCTCCACAAAAAAAGAAACAAAAGAAAGAACATGCGGTCAATGGATTTGCCACTGATGCCATGCCGCACAATGCGATCTATGATGTACAACGCAGATTGCCCATCTATACCAAACAAAAGAAATCCAAGAGTTGGTTTGCGGCCGGGTGGTATCAGATTGAAGTCAATGGTCGTTGGACCACTGAATTTTGCCCCAAGCTAATTTTGCTACAACGCTATGATTATCGTGGGCCAACACACTCAGCAGACGAGTTTACATTCCAGTAATGAGCAATCTTTACATAAAGAAGTTCGTGGATCGCCTTCAGCATTTTGAAATGCGGGGCTCCAAGGACTTCT